GTCGGTGCGTCACCTGCTGGAATCGTTTTTTCGGAATACGCGCTTGCAAAGCCTGAATCATGGGATTTCTTTCGCCCAATGCTTGCGGAAAATGGCGGCTGGGCGCTTTTCGTTTCGACGGTTCGAGGAAAGAATCACTTCTACCAGATTGGCGAATACGCAAAGACTCAATCGGATTGGTATTTTATTGATTCTCGCGCTGATGAAACGGGCGTTTTCTCGCCCGAAACACTTGAAAGAGAGCGCGCCGAACTGATTTCAAGCTGGGGCGAAGATCTCGGGGAGGCGAAATTCCGCCAGGAGTATTTCAATGACCCGAATGTAACCGGATTCCTGGCATTCATTTCGGGTTCGGCAATCGAGAAATGCCGCAAATACAGGGCTATCGACGCGGGCGCGCCGCTGGTGTGGGGTGTTGACGTGGCACGGCAGGGCTCGGATTTCTCGGTGATCGCGATGCGAAAGGGCCGCGCAGTGCTCCCGACGATGGCATTCCGCGAGTCCGACACGATGCGGCTTTGCGAGATCATCGCAGCGAAGTTCTTCTCGTTCGGCGAGCGCCCCAAGGCGATTTTTGTGGATGGCGTGGGCATTGGCGCTGGCGTAGTCGACAGGTTGCGGCAGCTTCTTGGGCCCGGAATCATCATCGACGTGCAAGCTGCCGCCAAAGCGATCGAGTCAGACAAGTACGGCAACAAGCGCGCGGAGATGTGGGGGCGGATGCGCGACGAGTTCGCCGCTGGCGTCGAACTTCCAAACGACCCCGAGCTTCTAGATCAGCTCACATGGCCTGAAATGGCGTTCGAGCACGCCACAGAGCGGATCCTGGTCGAGAAAAAAGAGTTGATTCGCAAGCGCCATGGGGCAAGTCCTGACCGCGCCGAAGCGCTCGCGCTTACGTGGGCGCAGCCGGTCGCGATCGCTTCGCCTGCATTCGCTGGCAATTCGATGCGCGTGGAAACGTCGTATGCCGAATACGAGATGATGTAAATTCAGGGAAACGGGGAGGGCGCATGTCCATTTTCGGATTCATCGAGGACGTGACCGGAATCACGGCATCGCGAGAGAGGCAGCGGCAGCGCGACACGCTCGCCCAGGAACAGCGCGACGAGATCCGGCGCCGCCTGGATGAGCAGGCGCGCATCCGAGCGATCGAACGCAACCAGCGCGGAGTCGGAGCGGGTGCCGCGATGCTCTCGCGCCCCGTGAGCGCCGCCCAGCTCATCGCGCCCGCAGCTCCGGCGTCACTGTCCGCACCTCCCGCGACGGCGCCCGGAGGCCTCAACGCTCGCCCAACGCCTTCGCCGAATTTCAACCGCTCCCCCCTGCTGGGGCGATGATGGCCGACGAACTCGCAACCCAGATCTTGACGCGCCTTGGTCAGCTCCAGGCTCGCCGGTCCTCGTTCGAGGAGCAATGGAACTCGATCGACGAGTACGTGGCTGGCGCTGCACGCTTCGGGCGCGAGACTCGCGCAGGCGAAAAGCGTGGGCTTAAGATGTTCGAGTCTGCCCCGATCATCGCCGTGAACCGCCTCGCCGCCGCGCTGTCGTCGCTGATGACCCCGCAGAACGAGCAGTGGCACCGCCTGGAGATGGAGGGCGAGGACGACCACGCTTCGAAGGTCTACGCCGACGAGGCGACGCGCCGCTTGTTCAAGGCGCGCTATGCCACGACATCCGGGTTCTCGACCCAGGCTCCCGAATGGTACAAGTCTCTGGCCCGCTACGGTACCGCTGTGATGATGATCATGGACAACACCGGGATCAAGTACCGGAACCTGTCCCTCGCCACCGTCTACCTGGACGAGAACTTCCAAGGCGAGGTCGACACAGTCTATCGCCGGTACTCGCTCGACGGGCGCCAGGCGATTCAGCAGTTTGGCGACCGCACACCGGAGAAGATCCGCGCCTCCGTCGAGGCTAACAAGGACGACAAGTTCTGGTTCATCCAGTGCGTCTCCCCGAACTCCGCGCGCGACCCAGGGCGCCGCGATCCCGCAGGGATGGCATTCAAGTCGACCGACATCTGCGAGGATACCAAGGATGTCGTCGCCGAGGGAGGCTACCGATCGTTCCCGTTTGCCGTGGCTCGGTTCTCCGTCTCGGATGGTGACATCTACGCCTATTCCCCTCTGATGGAGATCCTGCCCACGGTCAAACTCGCCAACGCGATGAAGAAGACGACCCTGCGCGCGGGCCACATGGCGACCGATTCGCCGCTTCTGACCTCCAACGACGGCGCGCTCCAGCCATTCCAGCTGGTCCCTGGCGCTCTGATTCGCGGCGGAATGGTCGACGGGAAGCAAAACGTTGCCCCGCTCTACACCGGCAAGAATGTTCCGTTTTCCCTGGAGTTGATGGACCGCGAGCGCCGCACGATCAACGACGCGATGTTCGTTTCCCTGTTCGAGATTCTGGCCGAAGACCGGCGCAACATGACAGCCCAAGAAGTGATGCAGCGGGCGCAGGAGAAGGGGCAACTGCTTGGCCCCGTGGCATCAGGCATCGAGCCGGCGCTCGGCATGATGATCGAGCGCGAAATGGACATTCTGGCCGCAGCCGGAGCGCTCCCGCAGGAGCCGGATTCCGTCCGCGAGGCTGGCGGTTACTACCGCGTCCGCTACACCTCGCCGATCACGCGCGCGCAGAAGGCGGGCGAAGGCGTCGCCGTGATGCGGATGATCGAATCGACAGCGGCAATCGCACAGTTCGATCCTACCGCGCCGAAGCGCGTCAAGTGGGACGTGGCGCTTCAGGTCTTGGCGGATGCCCAAGGCTTGCCGTCCAAGGTGCTGCGGTCGGACGAGGAGATGCGCTCCATCGAGGCGCAGGACGCCGAGGCCGCAGAGGCGCAAGCGATGCTCCAGGCGGTCCCCGTGGCCGCGCAGTCCGCGAAGTACCTCGCCGAGGCGCAAGCGCTGGCCGGATCGCCTGAAGGCGGTTCGCTCTGATGTTCGATGGAGACGAAGCTGATCGCGCCCGGCGCGAGCAGCAGGAGCGATCCGCGATCCGCGAAGCGTTTCGCACAACCTTTTTCTCCCCAGGTCCCGCGTCGGAAATCGTCCGCAGGCACTTGGCGCGGTTCTGTTGCGCCGATGGGTCCACGGTTCGAATTTCTCCAATGTCTGGCACGATTGACCCCCTCGCCACCGTGATGGCAGAGGGGCGGCGCGAGGTGTGGCTTGCGATCCACGCGGACGCCGGAATTGATCCGATCACGGGAAAACCAAAGGAATAGACCATGGCCAACACAACCGGATCCGCCGCCCTTCTGGGTGCGGGCAACCCTGGCGACCCCAACGCGGGCGCAGGCCAACCCGGAAACTCCGCTCCGCAACCAAAGCCAGCTCCTGGCGGATCCTGGCTTGACGGGATCGAAGACCCGGACGTGAAGACGTGGGCCGCAAAGAAGGAGTGGAAATCCCCTGCCGACGCCCTTCTTTCCCACCGGGAGCTCGAAAAGCGGTTCAGCGGCGAGAAGGTCGTGGTACCGAGGGGCGAAGATGACGTCATCGGATGGGAGGCCTACTTCAAGGCTGGCGGTCGCCCCGACACCCCCGAGGGCTACGGCTGGACAAACTCGAAGGCATCGACCCCGAGAACGCCAAGGCTGTGGCCGCGAAGCTCCACGAGCTTGGATTGCCTGCCATGAGCGGGAAGAAGCTGGTCGGGTGGCTCGAAGAGCAGCGGGCCCAGCGCGCAGCCCGCGAAGACGAGGACTTCCGCCAGCGCTCCGCCGCCGAACTCGCTGACGTTCGCCGCGAGTGGGGCGGAGCGTACCAGGCCAAGGAAGAGGCTGCAAGGCGCGGCGCGATGCTGATGGGGTTCGACGTACCTGCCCTTGAAAGGATTGAACGCGCCGTCGGAACCAAGGTGATGATGGAGCGGTTCGCGGAGCTTGGGCAGAAGATCGGAGAGGCCCCCGCGCGAGGAGTCCAGCAGGGCGGGGCATCGGCCTACATGACGCCAGCCGACGCCGATGCAAAGATGAACGAACTGCAGACCGATGCCGCCTGGGTGAAGCGGTTCACCGACGGCGGAGCCAAGGAGCGCGCCGAATTCGACCGCCTTCTGAAGATTTCGGTGTCCGGTGGATAAGTCGCTTGCGGAAATCCGCCTGGAATGTTTACGTTTAGCCTATCGCGCCGACCAGGTCCCAGACCAAAACGTCGCGAGAGCGGAAAAGCTATTCGAATGGGTGACGGAAAAGGGCAAACCGGAAACGGACCCACCAAAAACGCCGAAGCCCAAGAGCTGATCCGCTAGAAATACGGTCCCGACAGCGTCGGAGAAGCCTCAACCAATGACCACAAATCAAAGGAGGGGGCTATCATGCCCGACGCAATCGAACTGCGGACAAAGCAGTACAACAAGATCCTGGAGCTGGTCGCACAGCAGACGCGCTCCAAGCTGATCGACAAGGTCGAGACCGGATCCTACACCGGCACCAGCGTTTCCGTGTGCGACAAGCTCGACGAGTTCGAAATGGACCCGGTGGCCGCCGTTGGCGCGCCGATCATCCATTCCGCGCAGAACTACGAACGTCGCTGGATTCGCCCCGTGAACTTCTACAAAGCCTTCCTGCGGGACACCTTCGTGCAGCTCGAGTCGGAGATCGACCCGCAAGCGAAGCTCATGGCCGCGTCCATCGCTGCCATCAATCGCGCCCAGGATGACCGGATTATCGCCGGGTTCTTCGGTGACGCGATCACCGGAGCCGACGGCGCCACCACGACCACCTGGGCATCGGAAGGCTCCGGCTCGGTCGTCCCCGTGAACGAAGGCGGCGGCGGAGCGAACGTCGGACTGAATGTTGCCAAGCTCAAGGCTGCGCTCGAAATCCTCATGAGCAACGACATCGACATCGAGTCGGAGCAGATCTACATCGGCTATAACTCCAAGGCTCACAGCCACCTGCTCGCCGAGGCTCAGATCATCTCTCTCGACTACAACGAAAAGCCCGTGCTGAAGGACGGACGGATCATGTCGTTCCTCGGCATGAACTTCGTCCACACCCAGCGTGTCACCAAGGACGGCAACGGCTACTACCGCCTGCCCGTGTGGACCAAGAAGGCCATGCACTTCGGAACCTGGAAGGCCCCGCGCGGCGATATCTCGCAGCGCAAGGACATCCAGGGCCTCCCGTGGCAGGTCTACCTGGACGGGTCGTTCAACGCCACCCGCGTGGACGCCAAGCGCCTCGTGGAAATCAAGATCATCGCGTCCTAAGGGTAAGGGGGAAGCAAAATGGCAGTCGTCAACACCAACAGCGCCGACGTTGCGGCCATCCTGGCATCGGGCGCCACGCTCGTCGCGCCGGGTCATGCCCTCCATACGTTCGTCGGAACCGTCGAGTCGGCCAACGGGGATTCCATCGGATCCACCTACCGCCTTGCCACGGTCCCGTCGAACTTCATTCCGATCAAGCTCGATCTCGCCTGGGACGCCCTTGGCGGGGCGTGCGCGGCGGATGTCGGGGTCTACGAGTCCTCGACCGGCGCGGTCATCGACGCCGACGAGTTCGCTTCGGGGGTCTCGCTGGCCGCCGCGGGCGCCTGGACGAGCGAACTCGAAGAGGCTGGCGCAGCGGACATCGCCAAGATCGGGCAGCCGATGTGGGAGCGCATGGGCCTGACCGCCCAGCCCGTCCCCGGCAAGTCTTACGACATCGTTGCTACCCTCACCGGAGCTTCGGCGGCGGCGGGGACTCTGGCGATGCGCTTGACCGGCTACTACGCCAACTGATACACCGGGGGAGGACATCACTCCCCCTTCTTTTCGGAGGGCTTCAAATGGCGTACACGTACATCGGCATCGACCCGTCCAAGGGCGCGGAAGACATCACGGTCGATTCTTCGACCACCAGCAAGGCGATCGAACTTTGCGTTGACACCGCGAAGATCACCAGCCGCGCCGAGATCACCGCTCTCGTGGGCCTCCTCAAGGACCGAATCGAGACGGTCGCTCTGTAGCGGAGCCTGTTCACGGTGTAGATTTTAGGGACGGAGGGAACTCATGGCCTCGCAAGTCGACATCGTGAACCACGCTTTGACCAAGCTCGGCGAAGCTCGGATCCAGGACATGGGCGAAGACTCCAAGGCGGCGGAAGAAGCGTCTGCCGTCTGGGACCTCCTGCTCGACGCGGAGCTTTCCGCGAACAACTGGAAATTCGCCACCAAGCGCGCTTCTCTCCCGGCATCCGCAACGCCCCCGGCGTTCGGCTTCGCTCGCGCATTCCCGGTTCCCGCTGATTTCCTCACGCTGTCCTACGTGGTCGGGCAGAACGCGCAGGACACTTCCGACTATCGCCCTGACGCGCTGGCGACATTCGAAATCGAGGCGGGGCAGATATTGACGGATCTTCCAGCGCCGTTGCGGATCGTCTATGTAGCTCGCGTGACCGATCCGAACCTCTGGGACTCTGGGTTCCGTAACGCGTTCGCGATCAAGATGGCGCAAGCCTTGTGCTACACGCTGACCCCGCTTCGCGAGGGCCGCGAACAACTCCTGTTCCGCGAGTACCAAATGGCCGTCGAGACGGCAAAGCAGAGATCCGCGATCCAGGCACCCCCGCAGTTCGCCCAGGACTCCACTTGGTTTGCTGAGAGGGAATCGTAATGGGTGGCACTTCGGCATCGTACCTCAAGGCGTCATTCAACGCTGGCGAGCTGTCCCCCCTGTTTGGTGGCCGCGTCGATCACGTCAAGTACGCCCACGGTCTGAAGCGGTCTCAAAACGCGATCCCCGTGGTGCATGGCGCCGTGACTCGGCGGCCCGGAACCGTGCTGGCGAAGGACAACGGCGCAGGCGTCGACGACTCCAGCGCTTGCCCCGTGCTCGTGCCGCACGACGTATCTGGCGACGAGGCGTGGATCTATGTGATCGGCAAGAAGTCGGAGCGCGTGAAGGTCTTCCGCAATCGCGCGGAGGTGCCGGTTTGGTCTCTCAGCTATCCGTTCTACGAGGATGCCCGGCGAGCTGATGGAACGTCGAAGATCTCGCGCGCACAGAAGGGTCGTGACCTCTACATGGCCGACGACGGGAGCTCCCCCGCCATCGTCCTGACGAACAACGAGTCGGTAGTCATGCTGTCCAACCTGTTCAACAACACCGGACGCCCGCACGGCGTTCTTAGCGACTCCAATCCGACGCCATACGTCCAGAACTACGATACCCCGCCGTTCCAGGCTTACGAGCCCGAGAAGAACGTCATCATCGAGACGGCTGGAAGTGTCGAGATCGGGAGCCTTCCTCTCCTGAACGAACTCATCGCGCCCACCGGCACGTTCGCTGGCGCGCTGGGTCGGAGGCTCGTGTTCAACCCCGACGATTTCGAAATGAAGGACGACGCCGGAAAATTCACGTTCAAGGAGTGGGCGGCTGGGCTCGTCGTTGACCATGGCCAAATCGTGCGGCACCAGGGAAGATGGTATCAAGTGCTCGTTACGGTCAGCCCGTACAAAGCGGTGCTGAACACCGAGCCTCTCCATGAGTACGGCGCCATCTACTCACCCAAAACGGATGTCGGATACAAGGCGCAGATGGGCTACATCGGGAACGGCCATTTTTCATGCCAGATCAAATCGAATCCATCGGCGGTCCCTGGTCGCCCTGGGTTTGAGTCGGTTTTCGTCTATTGGGA